ATAGGAGGAGAGTTTGCTTTAACCAAACTCTCCTCCGAATGGGAAGGCTGGGGTACCGCTCTTAAACCAGCTTTTGAACCCATCACCATTGCTCGTAAGCCAATCTCTGAAAAGACTGTGGCAGAGAACTGCTTGAAATGGGGCGTTGGGGGGATAGATATCGACGGGAGTAGGGTGGAAGCTGATAATAATTATCTTAACGGAGATTTCAATCCTGAAAAAAAGATGAATAGGGATGTGTATAACTGGTCTAATGGGGTTAAAGATGTGAGAAGACCGCCTAACAAACAAGGCCGCTTCCCCGCCAATCTCATTCACGACGGCTCTGATGAGGTGGTGAGTTTGTTTCCGAATAGTAAGAGCGGAGCGAGAAGCTCGAAACACGTCATCGGGAACGAACAGGGGGAAATGTTCAACCATGGAATCTACGGCAAGTACAAGTCGAAACCATTTGATGATGTTCCAGCTACCGAAGGTTCCGCCTCTCGCTTCTTCTATTGTGCTAAAGCCCCGAAAGACCAACGATTCAGCTACTTGACTTGTAACTGTCAAACAGTCAAACTTGATTCATGGCAAAAACAGGACCAAAACCAAAAAGACCAGACGGAAACCACATTACCAGAAGTGGATACCTACGAGGAAAGCATGGAGGACGACTCCGACTTGAACATGACCTCATATGGGAACGAGCAAACGGACCAATCCCCAAGGGACACGACATCCACCATATTGACGGGAACAAGCTCAACAACCAACTCTCCAACCTCCAGCTCGTTACCCCCACAGAACACAAACGAATCCATGGTGGATGTGAATTGCGAGGCAGTGAGTGGTGGAAGCCTTGCTCAATCTGTAAACAACTCAAACCAATCAATACCGAATACTGGTACATCTCAAGAGAAGGGTGGCCTTTGTACGGGCGTTGTCGTGTCTGCCACATTGGCCGAGTCGTACAGGAAAAGCGTCTGCGTAGATTGCAGAAGCGAAGTGAAAATTAGCGGACATCCGACCCAAAAACCCCTCGCCCTCATGGAGTACCTCGTGAAGCTCGTTAGCCGAAAGGGAGCTGTTGTCCTAGACCCGTTCGCTGGTTCAGGCTCTACGCTCATCGCCTGTAAGAAGACAGGCAGGAACTACATCGGGTGCGAGATGAACGAGGAGTATGTAAAGATTGCGGAGGCACGGTTGAAGGCAGTTTCTCCAGACCAAATCCAACTTCTATGACCGACCCCCGCCTCCTCGATAAATCCTGGCGACTCTCCCATCTCTACACCATTACTTCCAAGGCAGGAGGTGAGAAGGTTTCCTTCAAGCCAAACTTAGCTCAGCAGGAATTGTTCAAGGTTCTGGAGACAGATAGGCGAGTGATTATTTTGAAAGCTCGTCAGCTTGGAGTCACCACCGCCCTCTGCGTTTGGTTCCTGGATGAGGTTCTCTTTCGCAGGAACATCAACTCCCTCTCTGTTCTTCAAAGTAGGGACCACGCCATTTCAGCTTTCGATGGGAAGGTCCACTTCGCTTGGGATAACATCCACCCAGATTTGAAGAAAGGTTTGGGCTGGACCGTGGATATTTCTAGGGCTAATCAGCTTACCTTCTCCTTCGGTGATGGCTCTTCCTCTTCCTACGTTGTTTCTACCTCCGGGCGTTCCGGGACTTTTCAAAACGTTCATATCTCCGAGTTGGCTGCTTTGGATTCCGAACGTCCCAACGATTCAAAGGAAGTGATTACTGGAACAATCCCCGCCGTCCCTACCTCCGGGCTTATCGTGATTGAGAGTACGGCCAACGGGGAATTGGGAAACTTCGCGAATTACTGGAGGGATGCGGTCTCAGGAAGAAACGGGTATAAGCACCTCTTCTTCAACTGGAGAATGGACAAGGAGGAAATCGAGAAGATGTCTCCCGTGGAATTGCCTCCTGAGTTCAAGGACATCCAGATTCTCCACAAACTCTCTGACAAAGAAGCCTCCTATCTTTTTTCTAAATGGCGTTCCCTCTCCTGCGACTGGTCCCTTCTTCGTCAGGAGTATCCAACCACTCCAGAGGAAGCCTTCACTTCTTCGAATGAAAAGTTCTTCGACATCGAAGCCCTGGATGAAGCGATTGAAATTGCGGAAGTCGGAACCAAGTTTGGTTCGCATACCTACTTCCAGGAACCGAAGCCTGGACGAACCTACTCCATTGGAGCCGACCCTTCCGAAGGAGTAGGTGGGGACCACTCCGCCGCAACAGTTCTCGAACTCGACGGATTGAAACCGAAGGTTGTTGCCATCTACGCTGACAATAAATGCCCACCAGAAGATTTCGCCTTTACCCTGAAAAACCTTTCTGAGAAATACAACGGAGCGACCATCGCTGTCGAAAGGAATAATCACGGCCATGCCGTCATCGCTACTTTGAAACACATCTACGATGAGGACCTTCTGTATCGGCAGCAGGACCCATCCATGGTTTCCTCCAAATCCTTCCGCCTGGGATTCAATACCAATGCAGCAACCAAACCCCTCATCCTCCACGCTCTCGGACAGGTGGTTCGAGAGAGAGCCATCCTCATCCCTTCAAGGGAACTCCTTACCGAACTTCGGCAATATCCTAGGAATGAAGCGTCGAAGACAAGGACAGAGGAAGGAGCCACAAGACATTGGGACCTCGTTCTTTCAACAGCGCTCGCCCTCCATGCTTCAGACTTCGCTCTGAAAAACGGGAAAGGTGGTACCATAGGAGGTATAACCTACGTTCCTACTAAGGAACTGGATGAGTTTTCAGCCATCTAATCTATGTCAGAACTTTCTCCCATCGTGGAGGGTCAGGATGTAAAGCCGTTTCCTCTCAATGATTTCTCTGAGGAAGATGTCGGTCTTATCTACGAAAAGTTATCCAAGGCCCGTGACGAACGCTCGATGCCGAGAAAGGAGTTCGACATGATGGTTTTTGAACAGGACTACGAACGTAATCGTGAAGCTGCGTTCTCCTACCTCCGCCCGAAGAAGAACGACGATGATGTCCGCGTGAACTCAGGGACGAGCGAGAAGAAAATCGAACTCATGCACAACGAACTCATGAGCATGAACTTCCAGCCGTCCGTCCGAGCGTTTGATAAAAACAATCTGGAACTCGTTGACCTCGGCTCTGATTTCACCGACATCGTTCGGATGACGAATGAACAAGAGAAGGATGAAGATATTTGGGATGAAGTGATTACGGATTTGCTCACTCAGCGTGCTGCCTTTGTCGAAGAGTGTCTCGTCCCAGAATCAGCCGAAGGTTGGTATGGAAAAGGCGCACCTGGGTATCTGCGAGCGAAGAAGCGTCGTCTCTCTCCTCTCCAGGTTTACATGGCCGACATCTACTGCCCGATGTCGAAGTTCAACGAACAACCGTACATCGTTATCTACGACCGCTTCCTTATTTCTGAAGCTCGCGTGATGTTCGGAAATAATCCGAATTGGAAATTCGTCCGTCCAGGAGCTATCCACGACGAGTTCATCCCGTGGTTCAAGTACCGCTTCTCCACTCTCCGCTCGAACGAAGTTGAAATCATGACCATCATGTCCTCATCGGACCATGATGATTATTACCAGCAGGTCGTGAACGGCGTTCCGATGCACCCGAAGGGAACGACCATGCCGTGCCGAAAGGGTTATCCGATTGCCGCTGCTACTGCCAAACAGATTCCTGATTTCGCCTATGGGAAACCTCCGATTGCTTCCGCCAAGTTCCTTCAAGGCTTGCAGGATGAAACACTCCGCAACCTCATTCGAAAGATGCGTCAGGCTATTGAGCCGCCTCTTGGCGTCACTAATGGAAAGGTGTACGGACGCGACGTTTGGTCACCAGGAGCGACAACTGTTGGCCTCGTACGGGACAACTTTTCTAAACTCATCGACCACCAGGGTGTCACCAATTCCGAGTTCCAAATGTTCCAGCTCATCACGCAGAAAGCCGAAGAGTTCATCGGCATGGCTAACATCACCGCACAGATAGGTGGAGGGCAGATGACTGCGACGCAGATTCTCGAACTCCAGAAGCAGAGCATCAAGATGCTCGGGAAGATTGTCCTTGCCGTCACCCGTTTGAAACGCGACGCGACCTATCTCCGACTCGACTCCGTCTTCGAGGAATATCTTGAACCCGTCTCCAAAGAAATTGAGGAGCATGGCGGAAAGAAAGAAGCTCGCAGGAAGTACCGCTCGTTTGAAATCAACGACTCGAAGAATCACCTCGGACAAATCGCCAAGAAGTTCATCGTCCTTGGGGACAAACTTCTCACCGAAGCGGAAATCGAAGACGTCCTTGATTACGAGGATTACCTATCGGCAAAGGCTGGAAAGAACGTCAGGTATTCGTTCATGAACGTCCCTGCCATAAAATCCATTCCCCTTCTCTTCCATGTGGAAGTCACCCCAGAACAGCGTGACTCAGGTTCTCTGGATAAGGTTCTCTTCCAGGATAAGTTGGCGCAAGGAGCGAGCATCTCCCAACTCACAGGAAGGAAACTTTCTGGAGACCGCATCGTCACCGACTTCGAATCTACCTGGAAGTCAAAGGGTTGGTTCGAGGCGAAGAGTGAGCAGCCTCAGGTGGGACAGCAACCAGGGCAACCTGGTGGAGTACAAGGACAAGCCCAGGAACTTCTCGGACAAATCGGACAGATGGGAAACTCAGTCCCGCGTTCCGACATGGGTCAGAGGCAGATGGCTTCTCTCGGCTCAATAATGAAGCAACCGAAGTAGCATGAAAACGTATCACCGAATGGATGCACGGAAGGTGGTTGAGGAAGCAATGGGTTCCATCTTCCGTGGGACATCTTTTGATGAACTCGCTGACGAGAATCAAAAACGTGAATACGCACAGAACGCACGGCTCATCCTCGACTCCGTCGTCTTCAAGACGGAAATCGGCCGACTCATCGACGACCTCATCACACATCTCGCTAAGAGAACGCAGAGCTTCGATGAAGTCCAAGACGCGCGCGCCCAGATACTCGCCCTCGAACTCTTCACAGGAAGGCTGGAGCAGATTGCTTCCTGGACGAAGCGCGACATTCCAGCGGAGGATGAGTTCTCCATAATATAAATCCAACCTGGGACGCCAGGATAGATTCACAGAGCGCGTATCCGCCCCAATCCGCTCTGTCTATAAGGGGTAGATTGGTATTTTTTTATGCCTAGAGCTTTGTTCGACGAAGCTGGCAACCAGGTGGAAGTTCCCGATGAGCAGGAGTTGGAGAGCTTGAAATCAGCGCAGGAAGAAGCTAACGCTCTCAAGGAACAAATCAAGGCTTTTGAAGATGGTTCCGTCGGGATGAAATCCCTTCGCGAAGCATTGAAACGCAAGGACTCCCTCATCGCTGATTTGCAGAAGAAGGCCGAGGCTCCGAAGCAGGAAGCGAAAGTCGAGGAAAAGAAGGAAGTCTTTGACGAAGAGAAGTATCGTCAGATGTCGCGCGCAGAAGCCTCGAAGATTCTCTTGGAAACAGAAATCTCCCGCTCTCTCTCAGAGTATTCTGAGGACGACAAGAAGCTCATCAAGCGGAACTTCGACAAGCTGACCGCAGGTGAGGAACTCAACATGGAAACGATGTCCGTCTACATGGAGCAAGCCGCGCGCGCCGCGTTCCCATCAACCGACGTTCGCTCAAAGTTTTCCCATTCCGCTGGTGGTCGTCCGCCGATTGTCGATGATGGTCAGAAGAAATCGTTTGCGGATTCCGATGCTGGTCGTGACCTTGCCGCTCGCATGGGCTTGAAACTCGAAGCACCTAAACGCAAATAACTATGTCTGAAGAACTCAAGAAGAACAGCGAGATGGATGACCTGCGTGGATTGGTCTCCGAACTTACTGGGCAGGTGAAGAAGCTCTCGGAGAAAAAGAACCCAGGCTCAGGCGTTGTCCGAAAGCGCGTGAAGGAACACACCGCGTTCATGCGTGAGTACAGCGTGAAGGATTCCCCAGTCGGGTTGGTCACGAAGCTCTACGACGTGAAGGAAGTTCAGGATAAAACCGAGAACAAACGGTACATCGGTCTCTGCAAAATCGACGTTCTGAATCCGAAGACGGGAGAAACCAAATCCTTCAAGGACATCAACTACCTAGAGTTTCTCGACCAATGCCCGAAGGTACTCACCTCCATTGTCCGATGGGACAAGACCGTCCGCTACGAAACTGACCCGCGAAAAGGAGGAGGAGGAACTGGCGCAGTTCTGAAGCAGGGAGTGAACAATGAATATGTCGTTGACTTCGAACATGACTTTGAAGTCGGATATATCGACCACACCTATACGCTGAAAGTTCTGGAGGGAGCCTTTGAAGGGGATACGTTTATTCACGAGAATGGCACGGGCCTCAACATCTAATATGGCTGACTTCGCACAGATTCGTAAGCACGAGGAGAAAATGGATTCCGAAGACCACAAGGCGCGCGTCGCGCGGGCAACCCTCGTCGCTCGCAAACTCCTCGCCACTCTCGCTACCGAGTTCGAGACAATCCCGCTCGGTGACATTGAGCAGACTGACCCAGCCCACAAGGAAATGGCGAAAAAGCTCCTGAAGGTTCTCCTTGAAGAGAACATCCCATATTCCGATTTGGATTTCTGTTTCCAGGTCGCAATGCAAGCCATCTCATTCCCAGCCGTCATGGTCCAGGAATCCATGAAGGAATCATTCCAGCGTTGCCTCACGGGACTTTTCGGTAAACCCGCGCGCGACGTGACCGCTCAGGAAATGGACGTTCTTCTCAAGAAGGCGGATACCATCGAGCCAGAAAAGGTGGTATCATCTGAAGTAGCGGAGTAATTCGCAGGAGTTCGGGGGTCAGTCCGTGCTGGTCCCCACTCTCCCGCGCGTTAGGTGCATAACGCATCGACCTCTGGGGTCGTAAAATCCAGACCAATCAACGTAGAGAGGAACCACGTCACGGTCCTCGCTCGAATCCGCTGATGTAAACAGCGTCACCAAAACTATTCGAGGCACAGTCAATGTGTCTTTCTTTGCTTATTCTCCTTATCAAAAATGTATGGCCTTTATCCGCCGCACAGGTTCCGAACGGGTTTCCGTTCAGTTCCCGAAAGTCGCCTCGGTTGCCCTCAATGTTGGTGATGCTCTCATCGCTGACGGTTCTGGTGCTGTGACCGTAGCCACGGCCACCTCCACGGCCATCATCGGTATCTGCCAGAAGAAGGTTGCTTCCACGGATGCTGACTACGCCTCGAACACGATGATGCCAGTCGAAGTCATTGACTTCAACGCCATCTACGAAGCAGACGTCGATAATACCCTCACGACCGCCATGGTTGGTCTCCGTCGCGACCTCACGGACAAGGACTCTGTGAACGCCACGGGTACGACCCACAATCAGGTCACGATTGTTGGCTACATCTCGGCTACGAAAGCTCTCGTCATGTTCAACAGCGCGTTCCAAGCTGTGAACGCCGCCTAACTCATCGCCATAACGTAATAACTATATGGCCGCAGGTTCACAAACGACTCTCCTCTCTACAATCTCGGAGCCAGAGTTCAGCGATTTGGTACGCCGCAACTGGGTGGCAACGCAGCAGTTCATCGACAAGAACGCTCAGCAGATGTTCATCATGGACCAGATTGGTTCTGGCCAGGGTTCCTCGAAGCTCTACAACGAGTTCGATACGGAGACCTACGCTGACGTGAAGGTCGAAGGTGGTGCCGCTACGAAGGCCAGGGTTGGCGTTGGCTACAACGTCACGATGACCGCGAAGACGGTTGCCAAGCAGGTCGACATCACGATTGAAGAGCGCATCCAGAACCGCTACCCAGAAGTCATGGCGAAGGTCACGTCCCTCGCTGAGTTCTGCAACAACCGCATGGACCTCGACCTCTCGCACCGACTCACGTTCGCTGGTGCCACATCCTACACGGACATGAATGGCAACACGGTCTCGACGGTGGTCGGTGATGGCCTCGCTCTCGTCTCGGCTTCGCACACGCTCGCCTTCAGCTCGACGACCTACTCCAACTTGGTGTCTGGCTCTCCTGCGTTCTCGCAGACCGCCCTCCAGGGTGCGTTGCTCCTCGCCGCTTCCAACATCTACAACAACTTTGGACAGCGCCGAAAGATGGATTTCAACACGATTTTCTGCTGGTCCGACCCGTCAACCGAACAGGTCATCGACCAGTTGCTCCAGTCCACGGCTGACATCGACGCGGTACAGGCTGGCATCGTGAACGTGTATAAGGGCAAGTTCTCGAAGGTGGTTCTCCCGAACCTCGCCACGACTGCTGCTGGTGCCTACGATTCGACCAAGCGCCGCTACTGGGGTATCGCCGCTCTCGGCCAGGGTCTTCTTGGTTGGCAGGGTATCCTCGGTGTCTGGATGCCGCCGACGCTCAAGACTCCTGCTCCAGGAAACAACGGCGAGAACATCGACACGTTGAACTGGACCTACACCACGGTTGCCATGTACGGCATCGCCACGGTGTCCCCGCGTGGTCTCATCATGTCCTTGGTTGTCTCCTAATACCTATCGCTAACATAGGGCGGGGCTTCGGCTTCGCCCTATGTTGATAGCTTCCTATGTCGTACCCAATTCAAGGCTCAATCCGTTCCTCAATTCCTTCAATCGCGTCTAGCGCAACGGCTTTGGCACAGAATGAGGCGCGCTACGGTTTCGTTATCCAGAACCTCGGACAGAATCCGTTGTTCGTTCGTCTTGGCGCCTCAGCTTCAACGACGGTTTTCACCGTTGTCTTGAAGGGAGGTACGAGCAACGACGATGGAACGGGCGGTTCTTATACGATGCAAGGTGACGCGGTTTGGTGCGGTGAGGTCAGCGTTGCTGGAACCTCTCCTCGTTATTCTGCCACCGAAATCCAAGCCTCATAATATGGGACTCGAATCACCAGAATCCGTCCCGTTGCCAGAGAGCTACGTCAAAGCTCTTGAAGCGGCTCGGAACAATGTCTCTCTCCTCGAAGCTGAAGCCTCGCGTCTCACTCTTCTCCGCAAGGAGCAGGAACGTGAACTCATCTCTCTCCAGACCAAACTTGCGAACGAAGGCGAATCCCTGAAGGCCGCGCAAGCTGAACTGGCTGTTGTGACTGACAAGCTCGCTGACGCGAAGCTCGACATCGCTTCTTCAATCTCGGCTCTCGACACCGCAAAGGCCATCAAAGCTCTCACGGATAAGGAAGTCGCGGGCGAAAAAACTTCCCTCGAAGTGATGAAGGCAGAAATCGCCAAGTCTCAGGAACAGTTGAACGCTCTCTCGGCTTCTCTCTTCGAAAAACAGAATCTCATGGCTTCCAAGGAAGCGGAACTCGCCGCGAAATCGGCTAGCATCGCTGAGCATGTGAAGTCGCTCTCCAAACTCGTATGATGCTCAATCCTGGCGTAGCAGACAGCATTACAATCGGTGGTGGTCCCGTCTCTACGTCGGAGGTTTTGCCGACGGCTGTTTCCAACGACAAAGTCCTCATAGCCACAGCAGGAACCCGAGTTCAAATGCCAACTTTCTCCTGCAAGGCTGTAGTCATAAAATCCCTCCCAACGAACTCGGGTCTAATATATGTCGGCAATTCCACCGTTGCTTCGTCCAACGGTTTTATCCTTTCCGCCTCGGAGTCCGTCTCACTCGACATCGACAACACGAGCCACATCTGGCTCGACTGTTCGGTGAGCGGTGATGGCGTGACGTACATGGCGAACGTCTAGTATGGCCAGAATCTTCGCAACTGGTGGGGGTGGTGGCGGAGGTGGGGCTGGAAGTACAGGCCCCACAGGTCCAACAGGCTACACAGGCCCTGCTGGTGCTGGTTCAACAGGCCCAACTGGATACACGGGACCCAACGGAACAGGTCCTACTGGTCCGACTGGCTATACTGGTCCAGGCAATTTCACAGGCTACACGGGATACACGGGCGCAACTGGATTCACAGGCTTCACAGGCCCGCAGGGAAACCCTGGGGTCAACGGAGTCTCTGGCGCTCTCATCACGCCTTTTACCGCACAAACTACCGTCACCGTGACGCATAACTTCGGAGCCTATCCAGTCGTTCAGGTTATCGACAACACGGGTGCCGTCATCATTCCTCTCACCACCGTCAACAACTCGGTGAATGACTTTACCGTCACCTTCGACGCCTCTACCTCTGGAAACATCATCGCCTCAATCGGAGGCGTCTCTACGGCTGTCACCACGAAGACAACGAACTACACCCTCCTGACTACGGACAACCTTCTCCTCGCCAATGCCGCAATCACCATCACTCTGCCAACGGCCGTGGGAGCGCAGGGAAAGACATACACCGTGAAAAAGATAAACGCCGCAGGGAACGTGGTTGTGAATACGACTTCCTCGCAGACGATTGACGGCTCGCTCACGCAAGTCATCTCGTCGCAGTATTCGGCCATGACCGTGTTCTCCGACTCGGCTAACTGGTTCATCATCTAACCATATGTCTTTCTTCAATTCCTTCACGCTTGCAGACTCCGCGAACCTCGACGCCTTCTCTCGCCTCCGTGTGGCAGAAAGCACCTCGCTCTTTACCGTGCAGAATCAGTACAACACCAGCTCCCTCAAGATAGAGAGTGGTAATACTGGCACGGGCGTTCTTCCAGCGCACAACGCGAACACTCGCATGGTGGCTCTTTCCGCTACCGCAGGTTCTGGCACGTCGTTCATTCAGTCCTACAATTATTTCCCGTACTTTCCTGGGAAATCCCAGCTCATCAAGCTCACGGGTGTCCTCGGAACAGGCGTCGCTGGAGCGGTTGTAGACGCTGGATACTTTGACCTTGAGAACGGCATCTTCCTACGACAAAATGGAGCTTCAGGCTTGCAGGTTGTTCGTCGCTCAAAGACCTCTGGTTCTGTTGTTGATGATGTTATCTCACAGGCAAGCTGGAACCTCGACAAGATGGACGGCACAGGTGCGTCAGGCGTGAACCTCAACGAAGCCAACGCCTTCATTCTCATCATTGACCTTCAGTTCCTCGGCATGGGTCGTGTCCGCATCGGTTTCGATGTCGGTGGAGTTATCTACTACTGCCACCAGTTCCTGAACGCTAACGTCCTCACCGTCCCGTACATGCAGACCGCGTGCCTCCCGATTCAAATGCTTCTCACCGCCACAACCACGGGTGGAGCGAAGACTTCCTATTTCAAATGCGCCTCGGTGGACTCCGAAGGTGGCACGTCCCTCATGTCTGGGTATCCATTCTCCACTCCATCAGCGTCAGTCACGGCAGGAAACGGCACCCGTACTCATATCCTCTCCATTCGTCCAAAGACCACCTATAACTCCCTCACCAACCGAATGCAGATTGACATGGACTCGTTCTCCTTAGTGGTGACGGGCTCTAACCCAGTATTTTTTGAACTCGTTGTCGGAGCCGCGTTCACCGTCGCTCCTACTTGGGCAGATATCAATACCACCCATTCTGGCACGGAGTATGGGACAGGCGGGACGTTCAGCAATCTTACGAATGGCGTAGTCATCGCCTCTGGCTATGTGCCTTCCACCGCAGGTACGAAGGGTTCGACTATCTCGCAACTCCTCGACTTGTATCCGATTACCCTCGACCGCGCTGGCGCACAGCGAGCCATGGGAACTCTCTCTTTGCTCGTCACAGGACTCGGTGGGACATCAGCTACGCAAGCGAGCATGAGCATCATTGAAGTCCGCTAGTATGAAAATCCAGAAACCCACAATCACGGACCTGACAAACATGAATCACGACCACACCTCGATTGCTCAAGGTGGTGTGATTTCATCTGGCACGGGTCCGACTGGATACACGGGCTACACAGGTCCTGGTGGGACTGGAGCCACAGGTCCTACTGGATATACTGGCCCGTCTGGTATCAACGGACAGATTGTCCTCACAGCCGCAGGTGCATGGATGCCAGTCACATCTCCTGCTTCCGCTATCTCGCAGGTTGAATCAACCACCAATAAGGTCAACTACTTCGTCGTGGACTTCCTCCAATCCGTGAAGACCTACTGTGAATGGGGACTCGCGCTTCCTTCCAACTACAACGGCGGGACAATCACCGCGACGTTTGAATGGACTGCTGTATCAGCTTCCACTAACTCGGTTGTGTGGGGGCTTGCTGGCGTGGCTTACGGAGATAACGCCGCGATTGACGCCGCCTACGGAACAGCTATCGAAGTCACGGATGCCAACAACGCCACAGGTGTTGTGAACATCTCTGGCGCTACTGCGAACATCACCATCGCTGGAACTCCTACCGCAGGTCAGTACGTCCAGTTCCGTGCATATCGCCTCGGTTCAGGAGCAGATAACCTTGCCGCAACCGCTCGCCTTCTCGCTGTTCGCATCGCTTACACACCGACCTAACCTAGTCTATGGCGAAGTATTGGGTTGGTGGTACAGGAAATTGGAATGACCCGACAAACCATTGGGCAACAACCGATGGTGGTCTTCCAGGTGCAGGGAACATTCCTACGGCGACCGATGATGTTCATTTCACCGCCCTCTCAAACGCTACGGCTTACACCTGTACCATCAACGCCACGGCTGTTTGCCTTTCTTTTCTTGTTGACGCAAACCCTCTGACTTCAGGCGTGCCTACCCTTGCAGGTTCTTCTGGCCTAACCATCTCCGGCAACCTCTCTTTGCTTTCGGGAATGACGAACAACTACACAGGAGGTATCACCTTCAACGCCACATCGGGAACGAAGACCATCGCCTCCAATACCGTGAAGGTGAAGAGCACTTCCATCACTCTGAACGGAGCAGGTGGAACTTTCCAACTCTCAGATACCCTGAACTGGGCAACAGGAACAAACGTCGTTATCGCAAACACCGCTGGAACTTTCTCCCACAACAACCAGCTCGTGAAGCTCGACGGTGGTCTGCTTACCGTTCAAGGAAATACGCTCACCTTCTACGACCTCACTATCATTGGTGTTGATTCCACGAGCGGTCTTGCCGCAACAACTGGTCCTACGATTGCCAATACGCTCACCGTTACAGGGGCGAACACACGCGACCGAGCTATTGTGAAGGGGGGCTCATCTGGTTCTACCATCACAGCAAACACCGTCTCTCTCACCGATGTTGATTTTCAGGACATTACAGGAGCAGGAACGGCGTCTCCTTTCACAGGAACTCACGTTGGAGATTGTGGAGGAAATGTATCGGTAACCTGCGACACGCCGAAAACTGTGTACGGAGTAGGAAATGCCGCAATCTCTCTCACATCAGGAACTCCTTTTGCTCAAACATCTGGTGGGGCTGGCTCTTTGACCTGGCACCCACTTCCTCAGGACACGGTAGTTTTTGATAATTCGACATGGGCAGATAACACCGCCCGTGTGGTTACCTTCAATTTCAGGAATTGTCCTGGAGTTGATTTTTCAACACTCACCAGAACAGCAAAAACTTTTACCGTTGCTGGAGCCACGTCTGTTTTCAACGGACCTACTTATAGGTTCGCATCAGTAGTGGGCTTCACGACTGGCGTCGCCCTCACCTTCAAGAGCAACACGACGCAAAACATCACCATGGCTGGTATCCAATGGGCGACGGGTGGCGGAATCGCTGTTGGAGTAGCCACACAAAAACCGAACATTGGAACACTAAAACTTCTCGACGCCCTCGTCATGGGAGGAACCCTGACGGCTGGGAATATCCAGCTCAACTCAGGAACATTCGATGCCAACAACCAAAACATCACGATGACGAGGTTCGCGTCTACGACATCGACGACCAGAACCATCAAGATGGGTTCTGGGACGTGGACGATAACAGACAGCAACACGACCGTCTGGTCGATGGCAACAGAAACTGGTCTCACGATTATCAACGATGATGGCGCTGGAAATCTATCAACTGTTGACTTCACCTACTCTGGCTCAACAGGAACGCGAACTTTTTCTAAGTTGAATGGCTCTACTCAGTATCTCGGAATAGTGAAGGTTTCAGCGGGAACGGATACTTTTGCAATGGCTGATTGCCTCTGCGTTGATTTCATCTGGACTGGTTTCGGCGGCACCTGGACTGGAACGAATAATATGACGTTCCAGAGAAACCTCACGCTCGCATCAGGAATAACGCAATCATTTTCTGGCTCCTTGACGTGTTCTGGAGCATACGCGACGGCGACTCTCACCTCCTCAGCGAAGACTTTTTCTGGGCTTCTCTCCATTACCAAGACATCGGGTACTTTTACTTTCTCTGGAGACTTCACCACAACGAGTGCATCAGGAATTACCTATACTGGCTCAGGTACTTTCAACGATGGGGGAGTGAACGTAACCGTGGGAGTTTTTTCCTGTAACACAACCAACACCCGAACCGTTACCTTGGGAGCTGGAACGTGGACGCTCACAACAACGGGAGCGCTCTGGACGCTGAATACTACGAACCTCACCCTTACCCATGCTGGAACCATCAAGATAAATAACGCCACTTCTTCCAGCAAAACATTTACTGGGTCTGGTCTTACTTATAATAATATCTGGTTCTCTGGTGCTGGGACTGGCGCACTCATCATCGCCTCCTCCAATACCTTCAATAACTTCAAGGTAGATACCGCTCCAAAAACAGTTACCTTCACAGCAGGGACAACGCAGACAATCCGCTCGCTCACGGCTGTTGGGACTGCTGGGAACCTCATCACGTTCGGAAGCTCGACCACATCAGCGTATACTATAAGTGCAGTTTCAGGTCTTATCTCTGGAGATTTCATGTCCGTTTCGTACATGACTGGTTCTGGTGGAGCGCGATTCTTCGTCGGGGCAAACTCAACAAACGGCGGTAATAATAAAAACATTCGGTACTGTACTTCCTCCTATCGGCGGGGTGCTGTCATCGGTAACGGAACTGTCATATGAAGATGTCGCTCGAACAAAAACTCGATGACCATATCCACACGGAAGAAAAAAACCTCGAGGATATTCAGGGTGACGTAAAGCTCATTATGACGAATCACCTCGCTCACGTTCAGGAATCCCTCAATCACCAAATGATTCTCATCACCAAGCTCGACGAGCGTGTGAAACTCGTCCTGTGGATTCTCGGAGTCCTTGGCTCCCTAATCATCGTTGAATACTTCAAGAAATAACCTATGACCATCGTGAAGTGCGACAAATGTGAAATGGAACTTTCTGGCGGTGAGAACGGCAAAGCGGTTATTCCAGCGACAGCAGACCTCGGCCAGCAGTCGTTCGACCTTTGCTCTGGGTGCCGTTCTTCCCTCATCGTTTACCTCGAAACTAAGGTGACCATGCCGTAATATGTCTACCACCAAGAAGGAACTTCTCGTTACTACGCTTCACACGTTAGAGGTCGTAATCTGCTTCGTTCTTGCCTTCGTGATTCTCAAGTGGGCTGGCATGGAATCAAATGCGAAGGAACTTATCGGTGGTACGGCTCTCGTGTTCATCGCCAAACTCATGCGTGAAATCCCTGCCATCCCTGTGAATGATTGGGTGAACACCCCTTTTCTCTCGAAGCCGAAACCAAAGGTCTAACCTACCGCGCTCCTCTCAATCAACGCCAGCGACGTTTATTACAAAGGGGAACGCGAAGACGATATGAACATATTGAATTGTCCGACTTTCAACCAAGGGGACAAGTCTTGGGGAGACATGGTTATGCTACCAGGGGACAAAAACCTTCGAGGTTTTGGCTGCATCGTAAGTTGCGTAGCGTCCATGCTTCACCAATTTGGCTATATCGCAGAAACTCCAGCGACGGTTTGCCAGAAGCTCGTGACGGCAGGTGGATTCCTGAAAAGCTCGGACATGATTCTCCCGAAGGTTAGTGAGATTTGGGGCAACGTCGCATACCTTGCTTCTGAAGACACGACTGCGAATTCCAACCCAGACGCAAATCCAGTTCAGGTAACGACCGCGATTGAGCGCATCAAGAAACTCGCACGCCGTGGTATCCCTGTTATTCTCCACGTCGATAACGTCGCTCACGACGGTATTGCTGACCACTTTGTACTCTGTGTGGATGACCAGCTCACGGTGATGAACCCTGACGGTGGGACGTTCCATGCTTTCGAGATGAAGTACGGTGACCCGAAAGTTGGCATCAAGGGATACCGAGTGTTCGCTGGGGCGCCAATGTCTTTCCTCGACGGAGTGACCAAGGACCAAGAAGACATCGGCGTCACTATCGGGAAGCTCGCCGTAGCGAAGAAGCAGGTTTCAAACCTCATGGTCAAAGAAGCCTTAGAAGGTCTAACCCGTTAGCCTATGTCCTGGTTCCTCGCCCGTGCCAACAACCAGAACCCAGATGCCATCAAAGTTGGCGCAGGTCTTTCTGTTGACTCAGCCAACGCGCTGAACTCCGTTGGATACACGGGGAGTACAGGACCAACGGGATATACGGGGTATACAGGACCAGCAGTCACAGGCCCAACGGGTTATACGGGACCTGGAAACTTCACAGGATATACAGGACCGACTGGACCGACGGGCTGGACTGGTAGCCTCGGGCCTACTGGGCCCACAGGCTTTACTGGCTTTACTGGCCCGCTCGGTCCTACTGGTTCAACTGGACCGCAGGGAACTATTGGACCTACAGGATTCACAGGCTATACAGGACAGCTCGGACCTACTGGGGCTACGGGATTTACAGGATACACGGGTGCAGGGAACTTCACGGGGTTCACAGGCTTCACAGGGTTCACGGGACCGACAGGGTACACAGGTCAAGCAGGAGCAAATGGAGCGACTGGTCCTACTGGCTATACAGGCTCTACTGGATTTACTGGACCTCAAGGAGCCACGGGAGCCACAGGCTTTACTGGACCCATGGGAGCAACAGGGTTTACGGGTTACACAGGGCAACAAGGCGCTACGGGATACACGGGTCCAATGGGAGAGACTGGACCTATCGGACCAACTGGTCCAACTGGTCCGATTGGAGAAACTGGGCCTCAAGGAAACGTCGGACCTACTGGGGCAGGAAACTTCACAGGACCTACTGGATATACGGGACCTCAAGGCGACATCGGCTCAACTGGACCCCTTGGTCCTACTGGCTACACGGGAGCTGGAGAAACTGGTCCGACTGGTCCGCAAGGTTCTACTGGTCCTACGGGATATACAGGTGATACTGGTCCAACAGGCGCTGGTAACTTTACGGGCTATACAGGTCCAACAGGCTACACGGGATTCAACGGAGCTAACGGAGCTACTGGACCAACAGGATTTACTGGTCCAAATGGCTCTGAAGGGGCGACAGGCCCAACAGGTTATACTGGTCCTAGCGGTTCCAATGGGGCTACTGGCCCGACAGGTTATACGGGACCAACAGGAGTTGGGTCCACGGGGCCGACAGGATATACAGGATTCACGGGACCAAGCGGGATAACTTCAAAGATTTATCTCGGAAGTTTTACGCGCGTTCTCGACGCTGCCTCTGGAGACGTCAGTTATACTGGCGTTGGATTCAAGCCGAAGCTCATCATCCTATCAACTACGGTGAACTCTGGTTCTACAGGAAGAATTATCTCATCAACTGGTCATGCTCTCGACGGTGGGAATATCGGCTGTATCTGGGAGAAGGAAATCGTCACACACAATTCACCTGGCACAACATCGGCTGGAGGAGCTAGCACCACTCTCATTCTCCGAATGGAGGACAAGGCGGGAACAGGTGGAACCATTGGGCAAGATGCTGTCGTGAAGACATACGATGCCGATGGGTTTACACTTACCTGGACGTTGAATGGTACGCCGACCGCTTCAATCACGGCGACCGTAATCTTCCAATGCTATGGGTAAACCCTCGTTCAGTTTTGTGATGATTGCTCGTAACGAAGCCAAGACGCTTCCGCGCCTCCTATCCTCTCTCTCCGAGTTCAAAGCTCGCGGAGGAACTACGGTTGTCGTGGACACAGGGTCAACTGACAATACCGCACAGATAGCGAGGGACTGGGGTTGTATCGTCGAGGAAGTCGGAGAGCGTTTCCTTCTCACGGTATCCGAGGAAGAGGCGAAGGCAATCAACGAACGGTTCTGCGTCGAAGGCGATGAGCCTGTTATCAAAGCTGGTGACAGGCAGTTTGATTTTGCATCCGCTAGGAACTATGCGAACTCTCTCTCACCGACGAATCTCTGTTGGTCGCCTGACCCGGACGAAGTCTTCACCAGGCTCGACCTCGATGCTGTGGAGAAGGCGATTGCTGACGGAGCCGATGCCCTAGAGTACGAGTTCATCTTTTCGCATGACGCCCAAGGTCTTCCTCTCATCCGCTTCCGCCATTCCAAGATGTTCGACCGTACGAAGTTTTCTTGGTCAAATATCGTGCATGAGATTTTGAGCGGAGAGGGTAAGCGGGCCTACCTCCCAGAGTCATCTGTCCTTCTTGAGCATTTTCAAAACCATGAGACAAACCGCTCCGGGTATCTTCGAGGATTAGCAATCGACTGTTTCAATAATCCAGATAAAGACCGACAGAGCCACTACTTCGCCCGCGAGTGCATGTACACTGGGCGTTTCCATTCCGCTATCAAGGAGTTCACCAACCACATGGCCATGAATCGTTGGCCAGCGGAACGCTCGCAGTCAGCAATCTTCATCGGTGACTGCTACATGTCTCTCGGCCAAGAGGAAACCGCTGTTAGGTTTTGGCATCTCGCCATCCAAGTGAACTCCGAACGCCGTGAGCCGTGGCTCAAGCTCGCTGAACACTACTACCGCAAGGGTGATGCTCTCCGAACTGCCGCCTACTGCGAAGCCTCACTCGTTATTCCTCAATCAGGATTCTATGCCGACAAAGCCGAACACTACCGCCACGTCCCTCATGAATGGTTGTATTGGGCAGATTTTCGCCTCGGGAATATCGAAAAAGCTAAAGAGCATTTTGATAAAGCTCTTGCGTTCCTACCTCTCAACTCCAAGTACCTCCACGACTACCGATTCTTCCACGAACTCCCATCAGTATCTTTCATCGTGCCTACCTTGGGTCGTCCCGAAGGACTCCAGCGATGTCTCGACTCCATCAAAGCCCTCAACTACCCGCAAGAACTCATCGACGTCTGCGTCCTCGACGAAGCCGAACCGACTGTCCCGCAAAAAGTTGCCAAAGGCGTCGAGCAAACGAAAGGCGAATGGAAAGTCTACGCCGCGAATGACACGGAGTTCACCCCGGACTCCTTGATGATTGCCTATCTCTCTTCCATCGAGAATCAGGCGGGCCTAATCGCGTTCCATTCCGAGGAGCTTCTTCCGGACCGTGGAAATGCTTACGCCCACTTCATGATTCGCCGTGACCTGCTTCCTTCATTGGAAGACGGGCAGATTTTCTCAACCCGCTATACCCATGTTGGTTGTGACAACTGGCTTTCCGCGCAATGCGAGAAACTCGGCGTAGCCCACCACGAAGAGAAAGCCATCATCAAACACAACCATTTCTCCCATGGAGCAGAGTGGGATTGGGTGTATGAGCGGGGTTGGTCCCACGCAGAGGAAGATAGGGCTACTCTCAAGAAAGACCTCGAAAGATTGAAGGCAAGTGATTGTTGGCCAAGCGACTCTTGGCCAGATGTAGTAAAATAAAGGATATGACAAAAAAGACGGACAAGATGCAGAAGGTGATGCACGAGTACAAGACAGGCTCCCTTCACTCCGGCTCAGCGAAAGGACCAGTGGTATCCAACAGGGACCAGGCAATCGCAATCGCTATGTCCGAAGCCAAGAAAGCGATGCAATCAGGACATTCAAAAAAACGATAACAACCTCTATGCTCTTCTCGGTAGTATCGAACTTCTCGACCACGCTCGCGCAATCCATGACTTCCTCTCAAGGAACGATGGTCCTGACTTCGTTTACCGTGCAGGGCCATGCGCTTACTTCAGCGGATTACGGTTCCTTTCTCTATCTGACCGTCAACCCGGGAGCCTCCAACTGTGAAATCGTCCGAGCTGATTCCAATGTCGGGACAACGCTCACCCTCGGAAAACGAGGACTCGCCTGGTATGGAGGGACGGATACTGAGCTTTCCGCCTTCAAGTTCGCCCACAATGCAGGAGAGCCAGTCATCATCTCCAACGCCAAGAACGTCTACGATAATCTCGTCGATAACGTTTCCGATGAAACTATCGCAGGAATAAAGACATTCACCTCCTCTCCGATTGTCCCGACTCCGACAACTAATACCCAAGCGGCAAACAAGGTCTACGTCGATACCGTGGCTATCTCCGGTGCGCCGGATGCTTCTTCCGTGACCAAAGGCATCACCAAACTTACTCTTGACCCTGTTTCCCCGACCAATCCGATTGCTGTCGGAGATAACGACACTTCCGCTTCCGGCTCTGGCTCCAAAGTAGTCCGTGGAACGTCAGGCAAAATTGCCGCCTCATGGGGTGGTGGAGCTTCTTCCCTCGCTACTCTCAACGGTTCTACGCTGGTCGTAGAGAATCCGGCCAATGCCACAGCGACACCCACAGCGACGAAGATTCCAGTATCTGACGCTGGTGGAAAGCTAGCGAACGGTTGGATAAACACTAAGTTCGGAGGAACGGGAGCAGACGGCGCACTCGCTGTCTCTTCCGGTAACACAAACATCTCTCTTGGAGGAGCTAAGTTCTTCGTGAAGAACTACTCCTCTATTTCGATTACAGGGACAGGTTCGGTGACTTTCACGAACCCTCACGCAACTGGCTCATACATCATCCTCAAGTCACTCGGTGATGTGACTCTAACTTCCTCAACCGCACCGATGCTATCGGCTGTCGGATGTGGTGCTGCTGGAGGAGCTGGAGGAGCTAAACAGGCTAACGGGTTCGACGGTTCCACAGCCACAGAACTCTTGGATACATCAGCCCACTTCGGAAATAAAGGACTCGTATCAAGCGGAACGGGTGGAACTGGAGGAGTTGCGCTTACCGCCTCCACGCAGGATTTCTATTCCAAAACAACTGGACAGATTTCAGCCACGAAGCGAATCAAACTTGCTCCAGGTTCTGGAGGAGGAGGCGGTGCCGGAGGACAGAGTTCGAATGGAAACGCTGGGGCAGGAGGAGCTGGTGGAGCTGGAGGCGGTGCGCTTTCAATCGAATGCGGTGGAGCGTGGAACTTCACCACAGCTCTCGGTATCTCTGTCGCTGGTGCCACTAGTACCGCTGGCTCTCCAGCGTCTGCCACCAACGATGACGGTGGTGGTGGTGGAGGAGGTGGAGCTGCTGGGATGTTCCTCGGACTCTACAACACTCTCACGGCAAACTCTGGCACCGTGAATACTTCTGGTGGTCTTGGAGCCTCTGGTGGAGCAAGGAACGGTACAGGGACCACTGGTGGTGGCGGAGGTGGAGCAGGTGGAGGACAGCTTGGAGCTGGGGGCGACGGAGGCTCGGCTGGAACCTCACCTACCGCGAATGGGAAGACTGGTACTTCTGGTGGTGGTGGAGGAGGTGGAGCAGGGCAAGGCCCCGGAGCGCACGTTGTCGGTTCTGCTGGTGGAGCTGGGGGGTCAGACGGATTACTGGTCACGGCTAACGTCGACTACTTCTAAATATGACCACTCCCTTGTCGGTTTTGATAAATCGGATGAAGAGATACCAAGCGGCAATTTCTGTTGAAGAGCAATATCTCGTCCGCGACCTTGACGATGCCATCCGCACGCTCAAGCGTTCGTACGACATGCCGTTTTATCAGATAAAGTCTTCTCTCAAGGTCTTCTCAGGTGTCTACGAATACCCGACGGCTATCGACCACGACTACCTCATCTATCTGGAACGGTCACAACAGGACCTCGGATTCGCTAACAAGCTCCGCGCTCGCTATACCTCCATCCAGCAGTTCTATGAAGACCCAGATTACCGAAACCAGATTGCGGAAATCTGGCAGAACAATTCTCTCGTTATCGGCGTCCGAGATAAGAACAACCAATATCAAGGGCTGTCTTCTCAGGTACTTGATAACTGCGAAAGCACCACGGGGTATACCGCGTCAGGTGATGCTTCTGCTATCCAGTTCAACCAGATTATCTTCAAAGAAGGAACTGGCTCGATTCAGTTCACGGTAGTCAATTCATCGGGGGTAGCGACCGTGACCAAGCTCCTAGAGACTTCCTTCATCGACGCGAACTACGTTCAAAAATGGCACTTCCGATGGGTCTATCTCTCCTCAATCCCAACCTCTATCCAGCTTGCCTTGAAGGTAGACGATTCCAATTACCTCATCTCTGCCCCGCTCACCGCGCAGTTCGCTGGCCAGGCTCTCGTTGCTAACCAATGGAACCTGATGGCCTTCGACCTTTCCACGGCAACGACGGTAGGGACAGTAACGAACGCATCACTCTTCTCCTATACGGAAGTCACCCTGAATGGAGCGGCGTCAGGAACGTACTACATCGACGCTTCCTACGACCGCACGTGGGCATTGCTCGATTACTGGTACTACTCCAAGCTCGCCGTGCAGACGGTAAACGCTACGAGCGCAGACCAAGAATCCTTCTTCAATTCTTCTGATGTCTACTCCACAGACTCTGCTCTCGTCGGAGATTCAGAATGGGCTGATGTTGTGATGTATGAGGCGATGATGTCCTCTCTCACAGACAAGGAGAACGCTCCCGTCTACGCTTCCATCAAAGCCAAGCGTGACCAGTCATGGGAATCCCTGATGAAGAAATGGCCTGACAACCGTCCTTCGCCAACTGCCACGAGGTACCGATTCGGAACTGATTACTCCATGCCGAGTTCCTTCGGCTTTGGCTATTTCGATGTATGAAGGAGCCAAATAATTCCAACTGGGCCGTATATCCCCAAGTCAGTCTCACGGCGAACGGAGTCGTCAGCAAAGGCTTCGAAGGTTTGGTTACTCAGAACGACCCAACCTTCATTGCTGACGGTTGTGCCTCGGCAGGGCAAAACACCTTCGACACCGCAGGGGACCACTTCGCTGTTCGCTCCTACGGGACTTCCATCTACCCTTCAACGGCAACTGTCTCCGTCGCCTCTGGTGGATATAAATCCGCCCATACCTTCCGCCTCCGCGACGGTTCAAACATTATCGTCGTATCTACGGATACGGACCTTTATTTCTTTGACGAGCTTTCCCAAACATTCGTGAACCTCATCTCCGGTGCAAACTCCGGAGATTATGGTTTCGCGGAGTTCAACGTCAACGCTAACGCTGAGTCTCGAATGTATTTCGGAAACGGCGTTGATTCCTCTGGTTGGTGGAATGGAGGCCACTCACTTCTGAACGGAGCTTTGGTCGGAGGAGAAGCAACCATCAATGTAGACTCGACTGCCACCTTCACCACAGGCGGAGCTGGTTCAATCCGCATCGGAGGAACGAACGTCAACTACACAGGAACCACAGCGACCTCTTTTACTGGTTGCACGGGAACTCCTGCTGCCGCTGATAACGCTCCCGTCGCACAAGCTCCTACCTTCAACGGTTCTATCCCGATTGGGAACATCATGATGTCAGCGCAGAACCGACTCTTCATCGTCCCTACTGCCAATCAACAGCTCGTTCAGTTCTGTGCCTACGGAGATTCGACGACTTGGCTTCTCACCACCGTCCAGCAAAACACCGCTACTTCAGCAGGAGCGTTCAATCTCGTGGAGGGAGGAGGACGAGTCACCGCGATGTCTCAGGATGAACTGAACCTCTATTTCTATAAGGATTCGATGATTTACCTCGCGACTCTCACCGACTCTTTCTATTCCCTCCGTCCGTTCAAACCTTTCGATGGACGTACCCGCGCAGTCGGCGCAAAGGGAAAGCGTGGAGTCTTCGTCGGTGGTAACTTCACCTTCGTTGTCACCCCTGATTCTCAAATCAAAGCCCTCCAGCGCATTGAGAACATCGACTATCCTCAGCTTCAGGCTACTTCCTACCCCATCCAACCTACCTGCGATGCTTTGGATTTCTCTTCCGTTACCGGAATCTCATTCAAGCAGTACGCCTTCATCGCGTGTAAATCCACTCCGCTCGCAGCGAACAACGATACCGTCCTCGTCTACAACACCGTGGAAGACCATTGGGAAACTCCTATCGTTGGTTGGCAGGTAGGAGAGTTCTTCGTCTACAACGACGGAACTGGTGAAGCTCTTTTCTTCACCGATGCGGTTTCACCGAACATCTGGAAATGCGTCAAAGACATTCTCTCCGATGGCCCATACCCGATTACCGCTTCCCGAACGACGAAGCAGTATGACTTCTCCCTTCCATCCCAGGAAAAGGAATTGGATGATGTGTACGTCGAGGGGTATATCACACCGAACACCACTCTGCGTATCCGCCTTCTCCTGGATGAGAAGGGATTTACCGACATCAACCAAACGGATTTCTCCGGAACCGAGGTGAACTACCAACTGAATAAGTCCACCGTCAATTCCTTCGGCCTCACGCCATTTGCTACCGAACGCTTCGGCTCAAACGATGACCTCACCGGACTACGGAAGTTCCGAGTCCATCTAAAGAACAAGTTGCGTCGCGTTCCCTTCTACGTCGCCCAACTGGAGTTCTCTTCATCAGGAAATAATCAACGCTGGGAAGTTGTCAGGTACGGCTTCCTCGTGAGGAACCACAGCCAGCCGACCAGAACTAAGCTAATGCGTGACTTCGCTTGATATGGCAAACCCAATGGATTCGTTCCTACAAGGAAAGCCCGCCTACACCACTCCGTCTCCCGCCGCAGGTCCGCTCGCTCCTGCTCCGACGGTTGCTTCAGCTTCCGCTTCAGTCCCCAAGCCGAATCCGACGGCATCGCCAGTCATCAAATCAGCTCCTGCTCCTACGGCGGTAGCCCCTACGGCTATTCTTCCTACTCCCGCAGACCTTTCCCTCTCGAAGGCTTCTGGTGTTGACCCTGGCCAGCTTCAGACCTACATGGCAGCCAACCCTGGGCTTCAGGCTGACGCAGCCATCGGGAACATCCTCATGCTTCAGCAGAAGCAATCTCCCGCTCCCGTCGCTCCGCCTTCCGTCGTTCCTACCGCTCCTACCGACCTCACCCAAGGGACGGGTTCCGCGCGCGACACGCGGGATGTGAACAAGACTACCGCCACCGACCTCTACGCTTCCATCACAGGCATCGCCCCGCCGTCTGCTCCAGGTGATGGTTCGGCTGACCCTTCCGTCATCGCCGCTCAGCAAGCTCGTGACGCCGACGCGAAAGCGCAATCTGCCGCAGCTTCTGGTCAGTACAGTCCGCAGGAACTTGCGATGATTCAAGCGGACGAAGCCGCCGCACGCGCGAAGTATCAGTTCATGGTTGATGCTGCGAACCAATCCAAGGAGCAGGATTTCTCGAAGAACGTCGTTGCGATGGGACAGACAGGAGGACTGATGTCTACCCAAATGTCCGGCCTCGCCGCGCTCATCCCGGATGTCGGAGGGAAGTATCAATACAACGGCGGAGAAATCGGCTTCATCCAGGAGAAGTATCAGCGGTCCATCAACCAAGCTACACAATCCCAGGATGCTGCTATCCAGGAAGCCCGCCAGTCTGCTATCCGAGCCATTCAAACTGGAAAGAAGGACGACCTCAACAACGCTCAACAGGCTTTTGAAAATGCTCAAAAGTCCTTCATGGATAAACAGAAGCTCGCCTCCGATTACAGCAAGGACATGCTGAATTACGCGAAGACAGCCCAGGACATGCAGAAACAGCAGATGGATATGACCATCAACTCTGACAAAGCTGGCATAGATAAACTCAAAGCTCTCGCCGCAGGTGGGACCGACTATGCCTCCATCCCTGCCGACACCATCCAATCCATCAAGGATGAACATGGCTGGACGGACTTCGAGACAAAAGCCTTCTTCCACTCACAGGAAGCAGGAGCTAAGAAGGACAACTACAAGACAGAAATCAAAGGCAACTACATGGTCATGTCTGGGTACAACCCGACGACTGGTAAGTTGGAAGTGACAACGGAAAAGATTGACGGACTCCCGCCGAATGTCGAAGGGAAGTTCTCACAGAAGGTGGATGGCTCTGGAACCATGTACCTCATTCCTGACGTGCCAGATACAACGAAGCCAATCCTCGACCAGATGCTCATAGTCGGGAAACCAGGACAGTTCAAGACGGCGACGAAAGCAACTGCCGCCACAGGAACTCCTCCGCCAGTTCCAGGGTTCAAGTCAGAGGAGATTCAGAAAGCGGCCCAGGTCTACTTCGATACTTTCGGAAACTGGCCAGACAAAGCTGATGTTCCGTATGTCGTGAAATCCTACTGGTCAGCCAATCCTTCCTCAAAGTCTGGAACTGAAGTGAATCCGTTTGAGAAAGGACGCTCGGCTTACCAGACACCGAAGGACAAATCGGTGGACGCGGCAACCCAAGCAATCATGGACCAGATTCAGCAATCGGGAGCAACTGAATAAACATCACTATGGCATTTCTTCAAACCCTCTCTAACCTCGCTACGGGGGCGAAGAGCGCCCTTACGACAGGAGCTAACTACATTTCATCCCAGCTCTCCAAGCCTCTCTCCCAAGGAGGGACGACACTCACGAAGCTCGTTGACCTTGCTTCTCCAGGGGGAGTGATGGCTGCCGCTTCAAACGCCGCTGTGAAAGCTGTCGCCCCTGTTATCCAGAAGGCTGTCACTCCCGCACCAGCGATGTCTTTTCCCGTTGGTCAGGGGATTACCCCAGCGCAAACTGCGGTGGCACAGCAGACCGTCGCTCCTAAACTTCCTTCGACGATGGCCTCAAAGGCGGACCTCACACAGGCACAACAAGCAACCCCTGGTCCTGGCGTAGCGCAGGATGCTTACGGTAAGCGAGTAGCCCAGGCTATATTCCCGCAGACATCTCAGATGATGGACTCCGCCTCCCGTGGTGGAGTTGGGCAGAAGCTCGCCTCTGTTGCTTCCTTCGTCCCCTCGGTTATCAAGGAAGCTGTCGTCCAATTCCCCGCGCGCACAACCGCCGCGATGGGCCTTTCTGCTGGTGGAGCAACAGGAACCGCTCAGCCAAAGACTTTTCTCGAACGGCAACTTCTCGGAGACGAGGCGGTCTCACCGATGGACAAGACGCTGAGCGATGCGACACAGCTCGCTGATAGCCTGGCAAAGAAAGTTATTGCTAACAGCGGACAGGACCCTAACTCTTTCGGCGGAAAGATTGCTCGCCTTGGCATGGTTGCTCCCGCAGCTCTCCTTGCTGGCGGTCTTGAGGCCTTGAACTTCGACTTCGGACTCGGTGAAGCTGGGAATAGAGCGGTAGGGAAAGCCATTGGAGAGGCAGAGAAGAAAGCTGGCCGACTTCTCACGAACGTCGAACGAGAAGCAATCCTCAGGGAAGTCACTCAGAAGGTTGAGAAGGGCGTCATCGAATCCGTCCCGCCTCCTCCCCCCCCGCCAGGTTCACCAATGGAACGAGCCATCGAATCCATCTCAACTGAATTACCAAAAGAACTTCCAAAGACTGAAACGCCGAATGTTTCACGTGAAACACCTGGTGGAAAACTCGTGAAACCTGAGCCAAAATCTCTACCTCCAATCTCTGAAACACAGCCAGTCATCACCGCTCCAAGGGAACGAGCCAAGTCTGAAATCACCCGTTTGGCTGACGAGGAAGCGAAGGGAGCTAATCTCGTCGGAGAAGTCATCCGCCCGCCGGAGGATACAACTTCTCTCGCAGACCTGCGGAAGACCGCCAAGGCGCAAGCAAAGGCTCAGGACGCCTTCCTCGCAGACCTTGAGAAATCCACCCAGCAAGCATACGAAGACGCCCTCAAGGGCCAGCAACCTGCCCTGAAACGTAAAGACATCGTTACCCTGATGAATGAGGGAACCGACCCAGCAACGATAATGAAGGTTCGTTCTCTTGGTGATGGCTCCGTTCGAGTTTCCGCTGATGCCTTCGAGGTACTCCGGTCTATCCCAGACATCAAGGAACAGGGACTCTTCACCCCGTCCATCTATACCTTCGACGAACTCGGCCAGCCCGTGAAGGATTTGTTCTGGAACCCAATCGTCAAAGCCGAGGGTGCTGTTTCCAAGGCTCGCGCAGCAGCGGAAGCGGAATTGAAAGTAGTGAAGCAGGGACTCTCGAAATCGAGTTCTGAACGCATCATGCTTCACGCTATGTCGCAGGAATCTGATGGAGCAAAGATTCTGAAGAACCTAGGAAAGTCTGCACCAACACTTACGCCTGGTGAGCAGAAAGCCTATGGGTTCATGCGCGATAGATACGACGAACTTCTTGGACAGTTGAATAAGGTTCGCGCGATGGTCGGTGCGGAGCCGATTGCTAAACGTTCCAACTACTTTACGCACATCGCTGACCTCAACGCTCTCGCTGAGGCTGGGGTGGATATTGGTAAAGAGAAAGACTTGGGCGCAGCCATGCGAGCCAACATTCACAGAATCCAAACACCATTCTCATTCGCCCGAGAACGAACGGGAACCTCCAAGGTCGTGCTGGATGCCTTCGCTGCCTTTGAGAAATATCAGAGCGACGCTATCAAGTACGCGACGATGACCCCGACTGCTGCCCAACTTCGCCTTCTCCTCTCCGACATCAAGCTACCAGATGGCTCCGTCTTCTCATTGGCGAAAGAGAACCCGAACGCCTACAACATGCTCTCCGATTGGCTGGACTACACCATGGGAGCAAGGCCGAAGATTACCGATACAGCTACGAACAAAGCCATTAAAGCTACCGAGCAAGTCCTTGCTCCAATTCTCAAGCACATCCAAGTCGCTACTCTCGCAGGGAATCTCGGCTCGGCTGTTGCCCAGACCACGGCAATCCGAGGAACGATTCTGGAAATTGGATGGAAGCAGACTGCGAAAGGAATCGGCACTCTTGCAGAAAAAGGATTCAAGGAAGCGGCAGAGAAATCCAATGTTCTCTTCGGCCGTATCTTCGATGCTTCTTTCCATGATGTTGGAGTTACCGCTCGCGGCGGCGTGATGGGCGCACTCGCTAAGGTAGATGGGATGATTTCAGAAACAGGGAAGAAGGTCATCTCCGCTACCCTCGGTAAGCTCGACTACACCGTTGCCACCGCGACGTGGTACGGCGCATACGACAAAGCTCTCGCTGAGGGATTGAGCGAGGGTAGAGCGGCTATCTATGCGGACGATGTAGTTATTCGGACTCAGGGTTCTGGTTCGCGCTCAGCTATCTCACCTTCCCAGCGCACGACAATCGGCAAGGCTCTTACCATGTTCCAAACCTTCGTCATCAACGACCTGAAGCTCCTGGAGCAGAAAATCCCAGGAGCATGGAAGAAGGGTGATAAGAAGGGCGCGATGATTGCGCTCATCAACACCCTCGGAATCTCTGCAGCCTTCAACTACGCCTATACCTCAGCAGGATTCCAAGCTCCATTCCCGGAGGTCTACACGAAGACGAAACAGGGCTACGAGTCAGGTGGGGTTGGAGGAGCTGCACTTGGAGCAGCGAAAGAAATCGGAGGGATGCTTCCAGTGGTCGGTGGTCCGATGAAGTTCGGACAATCTGATGTGAAGAAGACTCTTCCAGTGGTCGGAGACATTGTGAAACTTCAGGAGGCCGTGAGCCAAGGAAACAAAGCGAATATCGCCTTCCAGATGGGTAAGCTCCTCGGTATCCCAGGGATGTCTCAAGCAAAGAAGACCTACGAGGGAATCAAAGCGATGTCGAAGCCGATGACGGTGTACGGCGGAGCATCAGGTAAGCGTAAGGCGGAGGTTCTTATCACCAGCCTTCCGGACAAAATAAAAGCTGTGATGTCCGGGCCGTATGGAACGAGCGTCGTGAAGGATAAGGTCGAACTCTTGAACAAGCAGGGTGGAATCCTCGACCCTATTGCTTCAGAAACTTCCGACATCAAGGACACATTCTCTCAGGCGTTCAACGCCAAGGACAAGGAGGGAATGAAATCTGCCATCGCTTCTATGAAAGCCCACAACGAAAAAACCGTGAAGGACATTGTCGCGGGAATGAAGTCTGGTATTTTCAAGGACAAGAAGCTCGACGATATGGTCACCGCTATCAAGGCAAACACCCTGACCATGGATGACCTCGTTGCTTCCGTAAAAAAGGATATGACTGCGAAGATAAAAGCAAAGGGCCTCTAGCGCAGGTCGATGAAGTGCGCGTAATCACCAGGGTCGTATCCAGGGGTAGGAGCTGACTCCTGGAAAAAGATTCCGTAGACGAGAACCGCAATCCAGAAAACGACGAGCAATCGAACTGCTCGTTTTTCTGTTGACTGAGGACCGACTGGCTTGAACCAGTTCCGGAGTTCTTCGTAGAGATTGAGTAATGCGTCTTTCATACTCACCCTGCCTACCACATCCTTGAGCGGGTGTCAAGGGATTAGGGTAAATAGAGCGGTTCTTGACAAGTATAGCGTTTTCTATCTAAGGTTTTGCAAAGGTCGAAACTCAGTTCTACTAATAACCATCAGTGTATTATGACGCATCAGCTCAAAATCAACGGAATCCTGCTCGAAACAGACTCCATCTCTACCCTCAACGACGTTCTCTTCAAAGTCTGTTCGTTGACCAACACCCCTCATCCGAAGCAGGAATTGGAGAAAGCACCCGTAAAAAACAAACGATACAAGCTCCCGGAAGTTGCCTGTACCATCTGCTCAAAAACCTATCACCCATCATACCGAGGTCAGCTCTCGTGTAGCAAGGTCTGCAAGCGAGAACTCTTCCAACGTAAGTATCACCCGACTGTTGCTCCTGTCGTAATCCAGTAGACCTATGGAAATCGAAAAGAAGAAACGACCACCGCTTCATCTCCGCCTTCTCGAAGAGGTTGAATATGGCGTGGAGAAGCCAGTCAAATACTGGGCGGAACACTTCGGAATCGACATTTCGCACGTCCATGTCCTCCTTACCACACTCCGTCGAAAAGGGAATAACATCTTCTCTGTAAAGCGCGATTCTGGTGAGTTCGTCGTCACCAAAATCGACCGCAAGACGTATAGCGAAGAAGATGCTGATGAGCTTGCGCGTGTTTCCGACCAAGTTTCAGCCAACTACCACAAGGAAATCAACTCAAAGTTCAAGAATCTCCTTCGTGCAATGGATGGAGCAACAAAGCTCTACCCAATGCTTGAACCAGAAGTGAAACGACGCCTCATCGAAACAGCTCAAAATCTAATCCAATACGACTATGAACAGTTCAAAGAACGGTTCCTGGAAAATCGTGGAGAAGCCAGTCAGCTCCCTGCGCCCGGACCCGAAGCAACCGCGTGAGAACGCGAAGGATTACGTCCTCCAGGAACTCGCTGATTCCATCCGCTCTCAGGGAATCATCCACCCGATTGAAATCGACGAGAACGACATGATTGTGACGGGAGAACTCCGCTGGATGGCATCGCGTAAAGCCGGACTCAAAACCATTCCCTGCCGCGTCCTTGAAGGATTGGAGCCGGACGACCGATTCATCCGCCAGCTCGTCGAGAACCTTCAGCGCCACGACATGAATCCGGTTTCAATCGGAAAATCTATCGCAAGAATCAGGACGCGTCCTGTTGCCAATTCTGTGCTTGATGTAGCAAAACTCATCGGAAAAAGTGAGAGGTTCGTTCGTGAGCATCTCGCCCTCGCAGAAGCAACGGATGTCGTTCAGGCAGCAGTTTCAAGCCGCATCATTCCCATCAGCGTTGTGTCAGCGATGAAGTCCGTCCCCTCTCGGCATCAGGCTGAGGTAATGACGAAAATCATCGACGAACGTCCGACGGAAGAAGGCGCAAATGCAATCATCGACGCGGTGAAGCGCACTCCTGAAAAGACGAAGCAGATTCTGAAGGTGAAAGTCCGCGATGAAGATGGGAAGCGCGTGTTCGACCTCCGCTCAAAGATTCAGAAGATTTCTCCGGAAGCTGCTATGCGCTCACGCGACGCTGCTGATGTCGGGAATGGCTGTATCGAGCTGATGAAGAACCTCCTCCGCTTCATGGGGAAGCACGCTTCGAGCGAAATCACCGGGCTGTATCGCACGAAAGTGAAGGACCTGACCCGTGACCTCCTCTCCGAACTCGGAGAATGGGACCGAGAGCTAAAGTAATCCCCATAAAAACCCCTGCAAATCGTGGGGGTTTTTGAGTTATCCACACAATTTACACTTTTCCAGAAATGAAACCACCTTCCCCGTGAGGAAAAGGTGATAACATGTTCCTGATGAAGTGAACGGAAACAGCGTAGCACTCCCGCAACGCCTCTGTCCACTCGACAGCAGGTGGTGTTTTTTATTCCACCCCAGCAACGTATCGGAAAGCTGGTCAACTTAGACGATAAACAGAGCGCGACGGATTCTAAATACATCTCCGATTTGCCCTTGGGAAGTAAGTATTTCAAGGGCAACTGCCAGTTGTATTCAGTATCTCTAGGGCTTACCTACAAACTCCTAGTAACCATTCTCTTTACGGGGATGGCAGGTGAAGAAATATGAAATTGAAAACGGAAATGCTCTTTGAACCTGAAACACTCTGCCCGTGGTGCTATCGAAAAGGGATTCAGCTTTTGCTGACCAGGAAGGCAGAGAAGCGAACATGCGCGAAGGGATGCGGATACTACGCATGGATTCCGAGGAAGGAAAAGTACGGAAAGGTTGGTGAATCTTATCGGGAAGTGAAGCGCGTTAGGAAACAGGATAGAAAAATCAGAAAGAAGCTCGGAAAGATTTTCAACGAAAATCGGAATCTCGACAAAGAGTTCTTCCGACTTATGAACAAATTATGATTTCCCTTTCCTCCCTCATGGGAGACAAACTGAAGAAAGTCTCGAAAAAAAAGAGCTTGGTTCTCCCTGAACGATTTATGCAGGATGCGAAGGAAACTTTCGATTTGTTCAAACCTCTCACGGATTTACCCTACATGGCCTACTTCCGATTGTTTCAACGGAACACCGCCCGGCGTGAGGAAATAATTTCCATCCGTACCTGGGTTCGCTCTCATGGAAATCGTGGGAGCATTTTCTTTGGAGTTTGCAGGAAATCTAATATCAAGTGATAGCTGTGTATAACTGTCATTGACATAGTAAAATAGCTATGTTAGTGTACCTGCATAAGAAACTAACTATCCTTTATGGAACCCACCACGGAACAGATGGACGCTCTCGCCTCCGACCATGACGAACTCCAGATGGAGCATGACCGGGACTTGCAGTACGAAGTTCTCAAGGAACAGGCAGAGAATCTGAAATACCACATCACCTCAGACCTCCGCTCACTCGAAAAGATTATCGGACGCCAGCGCATCATCGACTTTCTCAAGGATATGCCTCTGGTCTTCTAACCCATAACCCTATGTCCCTCACCGACAAAGCACGCGCAGGAAAGAAATTGAATAAGTACGACCCGCCGACCACGGAAGAGATTGCTATGACCGTTGCTTACCTCGTTGGTTCGCAGTCCGGTCCTGAATACCTCGACTCTCTTGGCGAAGAAAAAGCTACCGGACCTGAGCCGTATGTCCGAGCCACCATCATCATCAAGAACGCTCTCAAACATAATCTCATCGACATCATCGACATCATCGAGAAATAATCATTTCCGTTCACGGAAACCTAAATGATATGCCTAAACTGAAACAAGAGAAAAAAGAAATGGAGTATGAGGACGCTCCTTCTGGTTATTGCACCTTGTATGACTACAAATCGCCATTTATGGCTTATGAGGGTGGATACGGGTTCCAAGGAGTTCTCCTCTTCGATGGGAAGACGGACAAAATCCAATGCCACCTCTGTGGGGCATGGGAAAAATCCCTCCAGCATCACCTGAAACGGGAACACGCCTTGAACGTATCGACGTACAAAGACCGAGTGGGATTGAGCCAGACCACCGCTCTCATCTCCGAGAGTACCCGTGAGAAGCTCATCGCTCATAACATCGGTAAGCGAATCCAGAATCTCCAGAACCGAAAAGGGAAATCTCATTCTACGGAAACTCGTGAGAAAATCCGAGAGACTCTGAAGAAGAACTCGATGGAGTTGAAGAACAAACGTGGAACCTGCCCGCTCCAACTCCTCACTCGCTTGAAGGCGGTGTATGAAAAGGTGGGAGAAGAAGACTTTACCACCGATTGCGTTCCGTTCTACGAGGCTCTCATCAAAACGTACGGAACCTTCGCCGAAGCCTGTCGCCGTGCGGGTGTTCCATGCAAGGCTCGGAATGTCCCTCCTTCACGGATGAAGTACACCAAGGAAAGTATCGTTGAGTGGGTGCGTGAGTTCATCAACCAGAACGGAAGGGCACCAAAGGAAAAAGATTTCCTTGCTAATAACAAGAGGCGTATCTACCAGGCTATAAGCAGACGGTTTGGTATCCAAGAAATCATCAAGGAAGCCCGTGCGCTCGCTACGACGAAAATAGACGGTGACCACGCCAATCGCTACACCGACGAGGAACTCCTCCAAAATATGAGGGACTTCGAACGGGTGAATGGTCGTGAACCGTATCCGTCCGATGCCCGCCGGGGATTCACCTCCGATGTCCAAACATTCGTCAACCATTTCGGGAGTTGGAAGAAAGCAAAGGAACTTGCCTTCACTAAATAAAAAAATATGGCTACATGCGAAATCCACGGAATGCAATTTGTCGAACGTCCAGGCGGAGTAAGCAAATCCACCGGCCGCGCCTATCAGGCCTTCATGGCTTGCCCAGGTAAGAACCAGGACGGAACCTACTGCAAGAACAAACCCCCGAAGGTTGCCGTCGCTAGTGCAGGCAATTCCTTCCAGGCTTCCGTCGTCCTCGGCTCCATCTCCGCGAAGCTCGACACCATCATCAACATGTTGAAGAACCAAGTCCCGACGCTCCCGGAATCCCGCCCGTTGCAGAACACTTCCAACGGCGTTCCCGTCACTATCGACGATTCAGAATTGCCGTTTTGAACCCTAACTCACCCCATATACACGGAATATGGCTCATGTAGCTCAGCTCATCAGTGAGCGCATCGCAACAGACCGCGCCAAGGATACGCGTGTGAAGGATGCGTTCCACGTCACGGACCTCGGCAAGTGCCTTCGCGGTGTCTATCTCAAACGCCTCCATAACATCGACGGATTCGATGACCGACAGCTCCGTATCTTCCGAGCTGGTCATCTCTTCGAGGAGTTCATTATTTCCTCGATTCCCGAATCCACTATCTCCGAACTTCAAGGAACCTGTGTTTGGCCTGAACTCAACCTCATGGGGTCTTTCGACCTGCTCACCAAGGAAGCGGACGGCTACCACCTCTACGAGTTGAAATCGCAAAACTCACAATCCTTCCACTACATGCTCGACGCTGCGAACCCGCTTCACATCCAGCAGGTTCTCCTCTACGCCTCGAAGATTCAGGAACGCATCCCGCTTGCCGGAATCCACGTTTTCTACCTCTCGAAAGATGACCTTTGCAGTAAACAGTTCGATGTTCCCTACGACCAGGCAATCGTCGATGCTGCTCTCCTGAAGGCGAAGTACCTCAAGGAATGTTGGGATAAGGGGATTCTCCCTGACGTTCCTCCCACCCTCGTCGTTTCCTCGAAGAAGAAGACAGCCGGAAAGTTCGAGGTAAATTGGGTCGCCCGATTCTGCGATGTTCACGCTCAGTGTTTGGGTGATGAAAGTTGGGAAGCAAAGGCAAAGTCAGAAGCTGATTCGATGAATAAATAAGTATGGATGAAATGCTCCTCCAAGTCCCCGGAGAAATCAGTAAAGTCGAAACCATGCGGAACGGGGCATTGAAGCTCCGCATCGACACCCAAGAAAACGTCAGCCCGGAAGTCCGCGCGAAGATAATGATGATGGTGGATAAGCTCGGCTACTTCACCTTCGCCGCACGCCTAATCCAACCGGAGGACATCGCCGACCTCCCGGAACTCAAACGTGAGGAAGACGGAAAATCTCCCGCCCAACGCCTCCGCGCCACCCTCTTCGTCCTCTTCAACCAGGAAAAGCCGGAAGGGGGATTCGAGCTTTTCTACCAACAGCATATGCAAAAGCTCATCGACTTCGTAAAGAATAAACTAACTTAAGTATGAAAACAGCATTGAAAATCGTGAACATCATCGCCATCGTCTTCGCTTGTCTCGCTATCATCGGCCTCATGGGGGAAAAGGACGGCATGGCTGGCATCATCGTTGGTGTCCTATGGATTGGGCAGGGAATTGTCGGGCTGATGGGGGCGGATAAGATTGAGAAGCTCGAAGAGCAACTCAAATCTAAATAACCAATATGGAGAAACGGTGTGCCAAGTGCGGTACAAGCGAGGCTCTCCACAAAGGTTCTTCCTACACCAGAAAATCTGGTGAGAAAGTTCAGCTCTACATTTGCCGACCATGTAACAACGCACGGATAAGGTTCTATCGTCACGAACACAACGGGATGCAGAAGCAGTACGAAGCATCGCAGAGGTATCTCGCTAAGCATCCAGGGAGAACCAAGCTCTACCAGCAATGCCACAAGATTCCCATGAAGCCCTGCGAGTCCTGCGGTTCTACGAAAACCGTTGACCGCCATCACGACGATTATCGGAAGCCGCTGGAAATCCGTTTCCTCTGCCGCCTCTGCCACAAAAAGCATCATCAGCAACTTCTATGGGCAAGACAACAGCGAAGCATTTACAGGCGTGTAGCAAGTACAAAAAAGCATACCTAGATTCCCATGGGTACTTATCCTGCGAAGTCTGCGGACGTTCAAATGCTTTTCGGTACAACGTCCATCACATCATTTACGCCTCGCGGGCGCCTCGCCATCCCCAACTGCACAATCCCAGGAATCTCATCCTCGTCTGCGATGCCTGCCACGAAGGTTTCCACTCAGGAAAACTCAAGGACATGTATCTTGAACTGGAGAAGTTCCGTGGGCTGAAGGAATTGTTCGGAAAGTTATGACCTTTTTCATCGACACGCACGTTGTCTCCTGGAACACCCTTCTCAGAAAACATTTCCGCGTTGTTTCCAAATCTTTTGAGGAACTGAAGTGGGCGACGATGGTCGCGCTTGCAGGGCAGAGGGTGAAGCCCGTGAAGTCCGAAGGAGTGCATCTGATTTTTGAAGCCCATTGGAAAGGGAAGCGGATTCATGATTGCGACAACGTTTGTGTAAAACCCATTATCGACACCCTCGTTGACCGAGGGATAATTCCGCGTGATGACACTCGATTTGTGAAATCCGTAACCCTCAGGGGATTCACGGAATGTCCGACCGAGCAGTACGTCGTGACTATCGAGATATGCTGAAAACATTTATTCAAAGAATCAAATATTCAAAGAATCAAAAAGATTATGTCCTGGGATGAACAACGAGTTGACGGTACGGAAAAACCGGTGCACGAGAAGATTATGATTTTCGACTTAGAGAAAGCCCTAGCGTATCTGTACGCTGGCTGGCGCATCGTCCGCAGGACGGATGTGACGGCGCTCTGGTTAGAGCGGAACGGGCAGTCGAAAGGATTGAACCTCGGATGGAACGTGATGAATGACTTCAAAGCCAAAGGGTGGCTGGAAGAGCACGCAGAATATCCTCGCGGTCACTACCTGATGAAGGAGTGGAGCTTGAACGACATGGGCAAGATTGCCTACGAGAAGTCTTACAAAAACAAACACGACAAGCTGAAGGCGGAAGTGCAGGAAACGGAAACGAAGGTCACCAAGGACAGGGCTCCTGAACCAGAGTGGTACACGCTCCAGCCTTTGAATGCGACGCAGGTGCTCGTGACTTTCCTCCTCCCCAACGGCTTGGAGCTGATGATGGAACGACTCGGAGGAAAAGAAACGCCAAAGGCGGATAAGCCGACGAAGTCAAAGTCGTTTACCTGCCTGAATTGCGGCGAGGTGTTCACGAAGATTCGAGTGAGTACGAAGAACCCCTCCCTCTATTGCAAAAAGCCTCTCTGCAAGAAAGCGAAGGCGAAGATTACCAACGAACGGTACTGGCGCAACAAGATTGAAAAGGAGCTCGCGAAACGAACCGCGAAGTAAAAACTCTTCTGACGCATACCTCCTGCTCCGATTGTTTTCCGCCTTCGTGCGGAGCTTGGTCGGAAGCGGGAGGGTGCGCTGGAAGAAACTCCAACCAATATGCTCTCAAACAAGAAAGGGCAGAAAGAGATAAAAGAGAAATGGTGCACGATGTTAGAGCGAGCTCGCGATGCCTCTCCGCTAGGCAGGAAGAACTCATACGCCAGCGTCCCGCTTTCTGAAAGAGTCGACTTGGCGGCGTCGCTACGGGAAGGGATGATAAAAGGCATGGTGAAGATTGAAAGAATAAAACCGACAATCCTATGAAAAAATGCCTACACAAAAACAAGACGAAGCGGTGCAAAAAAGCGATGCACCCGAAGATAAACGAGCTGGTGAACAAGCTCATGGGCATGGTGCGGGAGAATGTTTGCCAACATTACGTCCCACCGAGCAAAAAAACCTACCGTCAGTCGACGTGGACCATCGAGATGATGTGGAACGACCAGATGTCCGACTCTGATATTTCAAGCGGAGTGCTCCATACTCCGATGAGGCTCTGTGACGCCTGTGGCAAGGTGTTCATGGACATGATGAACGTAATGAAGAAAAATAAAATATGAGAATTTTCCTCCTCATCATCGCGCTCATTCCTGCGGTGTTCAACTTGGTCGCGCCATTCATAAAACGAATCCACAACCAATGGATAATCGTTATCTCAACAACCATTTCTCTCCTCGCAATCGCCTCCACTATTTATCTAGCACTATGAACCTGAAATTGCTTCGAGCGTTTAGAGAGTTCGTATCTGAAGTCAGTCTTTACGAGGCGCATGTTCGCCCCAGCGCGGATGTTTTGCTTCCCTTGCTCGACGAAGAGATTGCGATGGAGGAGGAGAACATGGCTTGCACTTGCTGTGTGAAGAAACTCGTAGTTACACGACCGGCAGATGCTTGGTGTTCATGCGATTGTGCCTGTCACAGAGATAAAGAACACATCTGCCCCCTCGCCCCCAAGCCAGAGAAGAAACATTGCCGTTGGTGCGTGGCAAATCATCACGAAATACCAGAAGGCAGAGATGCCTGCGAAGGAATCTAAACCTATGGTGAAGACCGAAGAGAAGCTCCTCTACCAAATCCCAAAGGGTTCATTGATATGGTTCAAGCCAAAATCAGGCAAAAGGATTCTCCTAACATTCAAAAATCTGGATGGCATGTACAGCTACTGCACCACGAGTAGGAACGGAGTGGTTCACCTATCCGCCAATACTCCACTCGTAAAAGGTAAGGACGAGGTATACGAAATCGTAAATGTATGAACATCAAAGAGAAGCTGGAGGCGATAATCAAAGCGTCGGGTTCCATGATTTTATGCGGAAAACACCCGACCGAGTGTGGCGAATGGCACGGCGTGTGTCCCGAAGCGGTAAAGGTCATCGCTATGGAGTTCGCCTGTGAGGTGCTGCGTTCGCTCGACATTCCAGACCTTGACCACAGAAAAAATGATAGTGGGCATGAAACAATTGTCACGAATGAACGCAACCTGACGAATGGAGCCTGGAGGATTACCCGCGACGCCTTAGTAGAACAATTGCGCTCCGTATGATTTCATGTTATCATAGTCGCACTATGATTTCATACAATTGCTCTCAATGCGGAAAGAAACTATCTGGGTTCAAGAGTCACATCGAGAGATACAAGACACATTTCTGCTCTAGAAAATGCAGATATGAGTCACAGAAGGGGACGATGCAGACGCATGGCATGAGCCGAACAAACTTCTACTCCGTGTGGAGAGGGATGTTCAACAGATGCGAAAACAAAAACCACAAACAATTTCCAGCTTACGGAGGTCGAGGAATAAAAATCTGTGATAAGTGGTCGCAGTTTGAAAACTTTTACGATGACATGTTCCCAACATACAGAGTCGGTCTGTCACTCGATAGGATTGACAACAACGGCGCCTATTCAAAAAAGAATTGTCGATGGGCAACCCGTTCAATACAAAACACCAATAAAAGGAACACCGTATTCACCGTAGTAAACGGCGTGAGGGTTCCTCTGGCAAGAATCGAAAAAGCTAGGAGTGCAAAATATCAGCGTAGGTACAGGGAGGATAAGAAAAGAAATCTCATCAACAAATTACAAGGGAAGAAGGTATGACCTATCGAAAACTTCACACCGAATTGAAGAAGCTCGTCGAGAAGGGATACGGAAAACCTTGTAAACACACCTCTCTCGGTTGCCCTGTTTGCCGAGCGCACATCGCTCTTGATACCTTGGATGATATGGCTGAGACTGAAGAATGGGCGAAGACAAAAGGATTCTGGGTTTCTAGGAAGGCATAGCATAAAAAGAAATAGTAGTCTCGATAGTTCCTTACTCGATTCGGGTGGTGGCGGAAAGGGTATACGCTTATGTGTCTGATATGGAATCGTATTCACATCCGATTGACATCGGAACAACAGCACATATACGAATTGCGAGGTTCGATTCCTCGCCCATCCGAATCGGGTAGGAAACTATCCGAAGAAAACCTTGGTAGGGCGACATGAGCAAGTCGTAAAAAGGCTCACACGACTAAACACCGTGGTCTGTCACGGTAAGCGATTGAATAGTGGGTGTTTATCACCTGTCACTCAACGCTTCTCCGTGCCAGTTCATAGCGAGGGGTCTGCAGCACGCCCTCACTTCGTCACAACGACTATGGGCTGGCACGGGGAATTGTTCTCCGATGGGGAGGTGGAGCGTGGTTATTTCGTGCTGTGTCTGCCAGACCGTGTTGGGGGAGAAGGAACCGTTGGAGGACACGAGAGAAACCTCGACATACTGTGAACCGTGTTTCCAGACTGTCTGCCCCACTTGTATTTTGTGCGGTGAAGATACGGATGGCCATGCGCTTTGCGACTCATGTTCAAATGAGTGCGGATAGGGCGTGCTATACTGGGTTTACGTGGAATGAACCCCACGCATAACCCATTTTTCTATCCTGCTGGACGTGGAAACACGTCGGTTCATCGGCAGGATTGAAAAGCTGGTTATGAGATTTTGCATAGACTGTAAGAAGTTCAAGAAAGTAACCTACGTCAAAAAAAGAGGTAAGGAAAAGACCTCTTATCGCTGTCGTGAGTGCAACACGAAGATTTGCAAGAAGTACCGTGACGCTGGAGGTATGAAGCCGATAAGGGAACGGATAGAAAAATACGAAAAAGCCAACCCAGAAAAACGCCGAGCTTGGAACCTCGCGAAGGAAATACCTCTCATGCCCTGCGAGACCTGCGGTACTACAAAAAAAATCCACAGGCATCACGACGATTACACAAAACCAATGCAAGTACGTTTTCTCTGTCCAGCTCACCACAAGCAAGCACACATGAAAGAGAAGTGATAAACTACAAGTAGGAGGTTCGCCATGAAAAGCGAAGTCACCTGCACCAAGTGCCAGAAGAAAGTTCCCTATCTGAAGTCTGAGTACCTTGCCAACGGGAAGTGCGTCTGCATGAACTGCTACCGTGAGATGACCCAAGCGGTCATCGTTCACAAGGAGGCGGAGAATGACGACAACGAGAACCTGCTCAAAATGCCGTAAGGATATTCCGAGCGACATGGGACACGCCTTCATCGCGGAGAAAATCTACTGCTTGTCCTGTCTGACGGCTAGTTGGCAATCGCCGAACGAAAAGCCCGCGCTCAAGAGCTTCACTCCCACTCCTGAGAAATTCCCAAAAGGGGAAGACAGGGGTCGCTGATGACCGTCATCGTCCTGCGTGCTTGCCACATCTGTTCCAAAATCTTCGATGCCTCTGTGAGTGGAGACGGAAACCCCGTGATAAAGAAAGTCGTTATCACACTCTGTCCCGAACACGAGCCACCCGAAGATGATTCGCTCTTTCAGCAGGAACAGCCAGAAGGGGCGATGTAAGCCCCTTTTTTCTATGAAAATTATGAAATGCAGTCGTTGCAAAATGAATGTTTCCAAACTCTTGGCTACCGCCGATGGTAAAAAACTTTGCGTCCAATGCCTTTCCAACCTCATAAAATATGGGATTGGGAAAAAGTAACCGCTCGGCTCGCTTGTGAAATGTTTTTTGTGTATCATGGAACCTAAATAAGCGGGCGACGGTGCTTTGCGAGTGACCAGCACCGGATAAACCCCTCGGAAAAGTCGTTTGCTGGATGATAAAATTGCCCGCTCTGTCCCACCGGCTGACAACGGGCGACCTCATTATCCAGTAAGAGATAACACGGCTAGGTTGGAGGAATGTAATGAGATTCTCTCTTGACCAAGCTCGCCTCGCTTCACAGATTCTCCGTTTCCCGTGGTATGAGGGGAACAGAGCCGGCAGACCCTAAGTGTCGCACATTATTTGTGGACACTTGTTTTATTAGTAAACACAGCG